TCAAGGGCGCGTCCCCCAATCCAGAACCTTCGCTTCGTAGTCGGTCTCAGTCCGCCACACCACCCGCCAGACCCCTGCCGCCTTGAGGCGAGGCAAGCACCGGTAGCACGGGGCACGAGTTATGTAGACCGTCCCGCCTTCCAGGTCTTCCCGCCTGGCGTTGATCAACAAGTTCTCTTCGGCATGGATCGCAATGCAGTTCCCGTAATCGCTGCCAGCGGGTATCTGCTCGTACGTCAGCCGCCCTCGCGGACACGCACCCGCTAGGCAGCCTTTCTCACCGGGGACCGTCCCGTTCATCCCCGACATGACTACGCGGCGCCTGCGGTCCAGGAGGACCGCACCAACGCGTGATCTGGTGCAGTCCCCCCGAGGCGCTACAGCGTCAGCAATACCGAGCGCCCACCTGTCCCAAGAGGGGCGGCTAGTAAGCGTCGTACCGCTCTCCGTCGTGGACGAGATCCCGCCTGATTCCGTTCCCCCGGACACTCGCCAACCCCTTGTAACCCTCGCTGTCTACGTCGCCCTCGATGACGTATCCGTACTTCGTTGTCAGGTCTGACAGCTCCGTGAGAAACGCCTTCAGCGCTTCGCTAGAACGGTGCGGGCTCATTGCTCTCCCCGATGATGAATCGACCTGTCACGTCCTCATATCCCGGCAGGGCATACACCTTTGCCGACTCCAGCCCCCAAGGACGCCTCACGTACACGCCCTTGAGGCTGTTCCGTACGTTGTCCTCGGTGTAAGCAAGCCGGTGGTCTCGCCCGCCATAGTCGATCAGGAAGCGGGGCAGATTCTTGTCACTCACAGTCCATCTCCATGTCTTCAAACATCAGACAGCCGCTTCCTTCAGGACTTCCTCAAGAACCGAGAGCTTCTGAGAGACCCGATGGGCTACGCCCCACTGTTCGGATTGCTTGGCGTTCTCCAGGGCACCCTTGAGCACTCGAATGCGCTTCTCTATGGCAGTCTTCAGCTTCTCGTCTTTGATATTGACCGTGACCGTGACGCACTCCTTGGGGATGTTCGTCAGGTCGAGCTTGTGAGCCTGTCCGGGGCCTGCGTACTCGTAGTGCGGAAACAGAGGCATTACACGTCCTCGAATATCTCGGTTGGTATCCCCGCCTTCTTGGCGAGGCTGGCAGTCATGGAAGCTCCAGGGCTCCCGCCCTTGATGAAGGCGAAGCAGAGGTCAGCTCCAGCGCTGACCATCTCCGCGTTGCGGAGGAACCCGGCTCGCTTCCCGTGGGTGTCCCAGTCGGCTGGGTGCCGGCGGACGCTCATCCCGATCTCGTGGGCGAAGCGGTCGGCCATGTGATCGGCTCCCCGTGGACAGGCCCCGTGTATCAGCAGCACGTCACGGGGCCTGTGCCTACCGAGCCAGAGCAGTTCGCCTATGACGCCCTCCAAGAGGGCTACGTCCGTCCAGCTCCGGGAGCCTGTGACAAGGAGCCTCAGCCCTCAGTCCCGTCAACTACCTCGATGGCGGCGAATCCCATAATCGAGTTCCAGGTGTCCGCTGCCATCTCCTTAGCAAGGTCGTGGGGCACACCCGCCGCCATGCCTTCAGTGAGGACGGTTCCGGAGATGCGAGCCGCAGTCACCGCGTATGCACCCTGCTTGTGAAGCCGCTGGGCGTTCATCTCGTTCTCGATACCGGAGATCAGTTCCTCAAAGCCGCCCGCGGCTTCGGTTCCGTCGTTCTGCTCGTTCTCGTTCACTGCTATCCCCTCGTGTGTATGCGGCTCTGAAGCCAAACGTTGTGAAGCTGCGCAATGTGCCGTGCAAGTTCCTCGGTAGAGAAGTCAGCCAGTTGCGGAGCCCCCTGGGCGGGAGTCCGCTTATCGGCCTCAGGTGTTACACACCAACCGCCGATCATGTCGTCAGGCTGGGCACGCCACCTCTGAGAGAGGTAATTGACGATTGCCCCCATGAGCCCCCCTAGTGCTTGCTCTCTTCCAGTTCCAGCACGCTCCCCCAGGAACGTCCACCGATTTCCGCGTCTGCTGGGATGAGGAGCCCCTGAACAGGGAACTCCATCAGCTTTGCGGCCTCCCGAGCCATCTCGGGCGCCTCCCTCTCGGGGAACGAAAAGACAATTTCGTCATGGATCGGGAGACGCATGTACGGAGTGAATCCGGCTGCGTCGAGCTTCAGCAGGGCCCGAGCCGTTACGTCACGACTTCCACCCTGAATGAAGTAGTTCAGCGCGCGGAACCACTTACCCGGGTCAACAGGCAGACGCCTGCCAGTGGCCGTATAGACGAACCCCGTCTTCCGGGCCTCATCTGCCAGCCGCTTACCGAAGGCGCCAACCCCCGGATAAGTGGCCGCGAAGGCGTCGAGTACCTTCCTCGCGGTCTCTTCGTCAATGTGGGCCTGTTCCATGAGGGCTGCCCAACCGCCCCCGTAGACCGTCAGGAAGTTAGCCATCTTCCCGATTTTGCGAGGCACGCCGGCAGCGTCCGCCGTGATCTGGTGCAGGTCCCTTCCATTGAGGAAGGCATCAAGCATCGTGGGATCTCGGGAGAACGCCGCCAGATAGCGAAGTTCCATGTTGCCGAAGTCAATCGAGCAACTGACGTGACCCTCGTCAGCCAAGAACATGTGCCGGACATAGCCGTCCCCGGAAGGGAACGTCTGAGCCGGGATGCTCCCGGATATGGACATCCTTGACGTTCTGGCCTGGAGACTGTTGATACTTCCGTGTACCCGGTTATCCGGGCCACGTCCGTTCAACGCTCTCTCAAACCACGTCTTACGCCACTTGCCAGCCTTGCGCGACTTGATTACCGCATCGGCAAGAGGGTGCTTCAGCCCGGATAGAACGTCATCGTCCATGGCCAACTGGCCATTGGGGTGATTCTTACTCGGCTTGGTCCGCTTAGTGAGCTTCACCCCAAGCGACTGAAATACCTCAATGAGCTGCTGACTGGAGTTGGGGTTCTCGACACCAAACGTCTTGGCTACGGTCTCCCACTTCTCCTGTTCGTATTGCAGCTCCTCACACCGCATCTCGGCATACCCCACGTCAATGAGGTATCCCGCCCGCTCCATTTTGGCTGTGACGTGCGCTAGTCGGTGCTCCCACCCGATAAGCCCTTGAGCCTTGGAGCGAGCCGGAACCAGGCGATAGAGGATCTGGAAGAGCCGAAACGCTAGCGCCGGATCCATGCCTGCGTACAGCAAATAGTCACGGTCCAGAAGCTCAACCAGCTTCCAAATCTTCTCCTTCGTCGTCTTGTACTTCTTCGCGATGGCCGCCATTGAGCCCTTGACCTCATCTGCGGTCTTCTCGCAGATGTAGAACTTGGTCAGCTCTTCGAGCTTGAGCCCCGGGCCCTTCTCCTTCACGGCCCGCGGGTCCACCAAGTGTGCGAGCTTGGCCGTGTCCCACATCTTCGGAGCAAGCTCCTCCATGGGGATTCCTAGCGTCTGCTCGACCACGTGAAGGTCAAAGGTCCCGTTGTGGCAGATCAACCACTCAAGGCGCCACAGAGCCCGCCTCACGGCCTCAGCGAAGGCGGGCCCCAGCTCCACGGGGATTACCCAGGTCTCGGCCCCCGTGCCGAACTGAGCCAGCCGGCACCTGAAGTCAGAGGCCCACCAGTCGAGTCCGGTCGTTTCCGTATCGAATCCTAGGATCCGGTGTCGAGAGATGAACTCCTCAAAGGCAGGGAGGTCCCTTTCATGCTCGACAACGTAAATCGAGACCGGCTGACCCTTCAGCGAATAGCCAAGCTCAATCACGGGACCTCCCTTCTAGTCGCTCTGGGCAAGGAATGCACGCCCTACGAACTCGGCGTAGGCAGGCGGAATGCATTCACGGATCCCCTCCCGGGACATCCACGGAACGCCAAGGTCTTCCTTGGCGTCGTCCACCCCGATGAAGTTCCCGACGTAAATCCCCATCTCATCGGGCTTTCGGCGGCGCCCCATTTTGGTTTGCCGCCTGATGTGCTCCGGGTGCTCCGGAGTCGGAAGCTCCCAGCCCCCCACCTCAAATAGGCGATGCCTGTAGGTATTGAGCCCGAAGTAGGCCCCACACAGCAGAACGGGATTCCGCATTTTCGGCTGGGCACCCATTACGTTCTCAATCACCCAAGGGACGCCGACCTCTCTCAGCGCGCCCCGAGTAGGGGCCAAGAGGTCAGGGTGCTCGTTTTGCATGATCCTCTGCGTCTTGCTGTATAGCTGACACGGAGGCGAGGCATGTATAAAGTCGAACTCGTGCCCGTGCTGGAATAGGTACTGAATCGCATGAGCCTGGACAAACTTATACGGGTAGCGAGGCTGCGGGGCGATGTCGACGCCCACCACCTCAAATCCCGCATCGCGGTAGCCCTTACTTGCTCCCCCCTGGCAGCAGTAAAGGTCAAGTAGTTTCAGAATCCCCCCGTACCCCCTTTAAGGCGCCACGCGGCCATGCGTGACGAAGGCCGCATGCGTATGCGGCATGGATTCCTTGAACTCCCGCTCCATCTGCTCAGCAACCATCTCGATTTCCCGTTGCGGGAAGGACGGGAATTGTGCGTCCTCAGAGATGGTGCGAAGGCTCAGGAAATGCATGAGCGAGCGGGCATTGCACGTCGCGTAGTACGACGTGAAGGTGCCGACAGGAAGCACCATGCGGGCAACCTCACGAGCGATTCCGTCAGCAAGCATCTGCTTGTAATGACTGAATGCCGCTCGGTAAATCACCCCGAAGGAGTGCTCTACACGTAGCTCCTGCTCGACCTCACCAGGGGCGAAGGTGTAAGCCCCCGGTTTACCTTTCTGCACTAGATTGCGCGTGGCGCCAGGGCGGTAGAAAATCCCTTCAAGCTCCTTGTAACGCCCGCTCTCCTCGTTGTAGCTCCACCCAGCCCTGTGCCTCATGTGCTCTCGGGCAACGAAGATCGGCGCCTCTACGAGGAAGGTAAATGAGGTGTGCTCGAAAGGGCTCCCATGCCTATCCCTCATCAGGAAGTTGATAAGGCCACCGGTCGGCAGATCGTCAGCAGCCGATTGCTTGCCGATGGTCGAGACGCGCGCAGCCTTGGCAACCATGGCGTCATTGGCCGAGATATTGATGAGCTTCGCGGTTACGTCAGACCGAATGGTGATGTCTGCCACTGAATGACTCCAAAGGAAAAGGGGGCCGAGGAATCCCCGGCCCCCTGAGGTGCCTATTGCAAGTAGCTAGCTCTTAGAGGAAAGAGCCGTCCTTCTGTCGCCAAAGCGGGTCACACTGGCTGCCCTTCGGAGCGCTACAGAACATGGCGGCCCAAGGGCCGTTCTTACCGTTGCCCTCCCGCAGAGTTCGGCCGTGCTGGCAGGAGTCGCCATCAGACGCCGGGGCACTCTGCTGCGTCTGGACCTTGCCGCCACTGAACGTCTTGGGAGCGTTGTTGCCGCCCTTGCCGGCGGTGGGCTGGTGGGTCTCGCGCATCTTCACGGCCGCGTGAGAGACGATGTCGATGACGCCGTTATCCGCAAGCGCCTTCACCAGCTCGACCACGCGCTTTGCGGTCTCGTCGCCAGTGGCGCCGTATACCGTGGGCGTAAGCCACTCGGCCTCGAAACTGGCAGCGGCCTTAAGGGTCACCCCGACCTTGTAGGGGTTGGGGGCAACAGAGGAAACAGCATCGGTCATAGGCTTGATCTCCTTTGGAGTGTCCGGCTCTCCCCAGGGCGAGGGGCCATCGAACGGGTTCGGGAAGCTCATTCAGCTCTCTCCGGTAGTCGGGATGCCCAGGGGGCAACTAACTAGGTAAAAAGAAGGCCCTAGATGGGACACGCGCCAGATGCGCATATCTCGTCATAGGACGTGTCGGAAACCTCGATGCCAACTGCGGCAGCAAGCTCCTCGTACTCTTCCTTGGTGATCCGCTCGTAAGGCGGCTGCTCAAAGGAAAGCTCCGGGAAGATCGTGGTTCCCTTGAGCCTCGGAAGAAAGGGGACCAGAGCTTCAACGAGGTCGTCAACCGAATACTTCTCGGGTTTGACATTCACCGTGTAGGACACCGCCTGGTCTGCCCAGTGCTCCTGATAGAGCGCTTGGACCGACAGCATGTCCCTAAGGCTTAGGTCTCCTGCATGCTGGAAACACTCCCCCATCTCAACAAGCGGATCCTTCGTAGGGATGGTGACGACAGAGGTATTGGCAGCAGTCTTGTCCGGCTCCACGTGGTAGCCCTTACGCCGATACTCCTCCACCTGAGCCTTCTCGGAAGGCTCCAGATCACTGAACCTGATACGCCTCTTGAAATACCCGGCGAAAGGCGCGTGTACGGCCTCGCCACTGGTGCCGGCCAGCTTGCTCGTCGTACCCGTGGGCGCGATAACCCGCGTCTTGATCGGGACAGGGATTCGTAGTTCGTTTGCGTACTCCCGAGCCGCAAGAGTGACGGTCTGAGCCATGATGTCAAGCTCAAATCCGATCCCCATACGGGACGCCTCGGAATACTTCACCCCCATCTTCACCAGGAAGTCAGCGAACCCGAGATGCCCCACCCCGATGCGGCGGTATTTGGCGATGGCCTCAGCCGACTTCGGGTCAGCAACCTTGGCGAACGTAGCCCTGATCAGATAGCGAGTGAGGTATCTGTGAGCCTCCCGAAGGGCCTCATCGTCTATCTCCCCGTTCTCGTCCACGAAGGCGCCGAGATTGACAGAGCCGAGATTACACGGCTCCCATTCCGTAATAACGGCCTCTCCGCATGGATTAGTGGTATAGGTGCCATCCACCTCCCCAACGGCGCTCAGTGAGGAGTTCCAAACCCCCGGCTCACCGTTCCGAAGCATCCCCTTTGCGATCTCCCGGAGGATCGGCATGGACGGAGACGACATCTTCCCGAGAAGGGCAATGAAGTCATCGTCAATCTCGACCGATACATTCGTTGTCCAGTGGCCTCCCTCCGCCTTGATGTGGAGGAACGACCAGATGAGCGGGTCACGCCAATGCATGATCGACATACGGGCCGACCGACGAACTCCCCCAGAGACGATGCACTGAGCTACCTCGTGGTCAATCGCCATGGCGTCGATGCCGTGGAGCGGCCGACCATGGCCGTCCTTGAGCACCAGGCCCACGGCCTTGAGCATGCGGCCGAAGGGTTCCGGGCCGCTGGCCGTCCCCCCGAACGCCTTGAGGGGCGTCCCCTTGGCCCGTACACGGCTCACGTCGTAGACCCGAGCTGCGTGACGCGTCCTCGGGTCGTGTGCCGTCCGTATGAGGTCCCCCAGGGCCTCAGCCCAGCCCTCGCGGCTGTCCTGGACCTGATAGGCCCCAGTCCACTCGTGGCTGTACTCGGTACTGATCAGCCCGGCCTCAACGAGGTCAAGGAAGTCAGCATGGTCCGGGTCACAGACGATGTGGACCTCTACCGGAATCACCAGCTCGGGGAAGCCCTCGAAGTACCGGGATGAGTAGTTGGCCCCGACGCCCCCACCCTCAGCCAACCTCAACAGGCTGAACGTGAAGTGCTCCTCAGGCTTGCTGCTGTCCCAGCCTGCCGCCCAACAGTTGTTCAGGGCGAAGGGTGCGACACCCGAACTCTTGAGGTGCCTCCCCGCCGGCAACACCTTGAAGGAGCCGATCAGGTCGAGCAGCGCAGCCCGCTCGCCCTCCTCCGCGTACCGCTCCGGGACAAGGGCAAGGTTGCCGTCTACTACCCGCTCAACGGTCTCCTCCCATGTCTCCTGCTGGCCGTTGGGCTTCACCCGGGAGTACGTACGCTCATAGACCGTCCTGGCGGTCTCAGTTGGAAATGAAGTCATGCAGTCACCTTTCGTAGGTCACGGTTCATCTGGCGTGCCAGCACATCGAGCCCGCGGTTGCTCGCCTTGCGCTCCGTGTCGTCCTTCGGAGGCAGCCCATAGACGTAGCGACGCATCAGCACCTCTCGCGTCCTGGCGGGCAGCCTGTTGAGCGCCAAGGAGGCATCGAGCCGGGCGGAGACGAGATTGTCTGTGATGCGGCAGGAAAGAAGGTCATCCTCTCGCCCAAGCATCTGACCAAGCTCATCGTCTGAGTAGACGAAGGTGGCTAGGGCCAACTTCGCTTCATCGGGCGTGTAGTAGTAATTCCCATCCTCAACGTCGCGCGCATCGCGTTCCTTTGAGGCGTACTGCGTTCCTGCCTTCTTGGCGAACTGCCACAGGAAGGTGTCTGTGTAGTTCTGCTCGATGAGCGTGCGTCGTTCGTAGGCGTGAAGAAGAATGGCCTGCTTCACGTCGTCTTTCTCCACCACGCTCCAGGCGGAAGCGATGGATCGAGCCGCCTTGTCAGCGATATCCGCCACGTAGGCCCAATCGACCTCAGTCACGTGGTGTCCCCCTTCTTTGCAAAGCGCCCCCCAGCGCCACGAACGAGCTTGCCGTAGCGCACACCTTCCACGACGAAAGAGCCGTCCCGGCGCACATCTACGGGGTAGGGGGATACGTCGTGGTCACCGACGTACAGAATGCCGAACCCTGCTTGCCAGTTGGCCACGGCACCAGGCCCCAGATATTGAGCCTTCCTGGGGTCCATCATGTGTCCGACCTCGAAGCCCCATCGCATTCCCCCGAGATGTGATGGGCCGTGCCGGCGGACGCCCAGGCGGTGAGTGTGGCCCATGACGAGATTCATGGTTGCCTTGCTCGCGTGACCGTATGCGGTCGTACCCGCGATGCTCGACAGACCCTTGATCTCATGTCCGTGGATAAGGGCCGTGTCCGGCCCTACCTTGTGGAAGGGCGGAGTCAGGTCGATACCGAAGGCGTCGAACTCCAGCAGCTTGGAGAAGTGGAAGTCATCGGCGTACTCAGCCAAGGCCGGAGCTTTGGCAGAGAGGTAGGTCCGAGGCCTGAGGTCGTGGTTACCCTCCAGGATCCCAAACGGGCCGTCATAGACAGCCCGGATGGGTTCGAGGACCCGCTTCTTTGTAACGTCCGAATCACTTCGGACCTGCTGCCGATACTCGTACCGAGTCCCTTCGTTCCACCGGCTTGGAGTCTCGTAGTCGTTCAGGTCCCCGATCTGATACAGCTCATCAGGCTGATAGTCCTTGATGAAGCCGATCAGGTTGTTCAGTGCCTTCGGATCGTGGTACGGGACTTGCAGATCCGAGATGATAACTACACGCTTCAAATGGTCTCCCCCGTCGCCTTCGCGTAGGCCAGCCCCCAGGGGCTACCCGAGTCCTGCTGTGCCTGCATGTCGTTGAACTTCTCGCGGGTCTTGGCGGACAGCATCGGGAAGCGCTTCAGGAGCAGCGAATAGGCCGTCATCCCCTCATCCCTGGCCAGGTCATCCAGTGACACCCCGAGGCGGTGAAGCGCCACACCGACAGCACAGCCGGCACTGACCAGCTCCCCCGTCTCGTCGGTGTGTACGTAGAAGCACGACGGGTCCTCTCCGTCCGGTACTTCCTGCATGTGAGAGGGAGCCGAGTAGGTGTACTCCGGTCGTTCGGCCACCACGTCCCGCAGGGTGGTCATAGCCATTTCGTCGGTGATCTCAACCTGAGCGGCAGTGGTCATCGGTTCGTCCCCTTCTTGAAGCACTTCGGATCAGCAACAGCCGCGATGTCATATCCGGCCTTCTCTCCGTCCTCGGAAACGAAGATCCGGTTCCCGTGGCCGTCGCACTTGGAGGCGACTGAGGGAAAGTCGTCGGGCATGACGTAGATTTCTGCGGAACCCGCTTCCCTCTGCTCGACGGGAGCCGTAGGGCTGGAGGAACAGGCGGAAAGAGAAAGGGCCGCAAGAGCGGCCCCAACTCCGAGAGCAAGACGCCTCACGCGGCGGCCTCCGCAACCGCCGGCAGGGTCAGGCTGAGCCCGCGAATGTCGTTGTAGTCCTCAAGGGCATCCGCAACGGCCTTGCTCCAGGTGACGCCTCGGTCCTGCTTCTGCTGAACGAAGCGCAGGAAGTCAGAGACGTTGTCACTGACGCCCTGGGTGGTCAGCCGCACAGCAGCGGTCGCCCCAAGGGTCTCGGCTTCCTTCAGGTCCGCCAGGGGCACGCCCAGGCGGTGAAGCACCTGACCCACGATGCAACCCGGGGACTCGTTGCCCTGGTCGTCACGGTGCACGTAGTAGCAGGAACCCCACTCGTCCCGCATGTCCGCCGGGGCCACGTAGACCTTCTCCGGGTTCTCCTCAGCGATCTGACGGAGGGCAGAAAGAACCTGTGTGTCAGTCAGGACGATGCTCACTTGATGTTCTCCATTCGAGATATCTCGCGGTCTATGTACCAACGAGCCTTCTTGAGGTCTTCCAGCTCAGTGGCCCTGCTCTTTCGCCCGGCTCGGGCGACATACTTCACAGCGTTTCCGCGGTTGAAGTTCATGTGTTCCGTGATGTCGATGACCTCGACACCATTCGGAAGCCATGTGTAATGCCCGGGATGGTTGACCGTATCGGCCTTTCCGAGCGGATCACTCTGGACGGGATCGGCTTTCAATTCGCCTTCCTTGAACCAGACGTAACGAATGACGGAGCCGTACACCTTGACGTAATAGCTGTACGGGAAGGCGTCGGAAGGATTCCTGACACTGGATACCCTCCCTCGCTTACCCGAGTGAGGCCCTTCGGTGATCACGACCTTTTGGCCAGCGTTCACAGCCCGATCCTTCTCTTCAGCGCTTCAGGCCCCTGATTGATGAGGATTTGATTCGAGTCCCCATCAGTCTTGATGACCTTGCCGTTAGGCAGGTCGGCCGCTAGGCCGTCCATGAAGACCAATCCGGGTTCGTCCTCAGCTATCAGGTAGACCACCTCGTAACCGAGCAGCGCAGGCGTCCAGTAGTCCCGCCATGTGCCGGTGCCGGGGGCTCCAACCGCCGGCACCCCGACGACGGCCCACGACTGCGCGTCGAACTCGCCTTCAACCACCACCAGGAACGGGCTGGGCTCAATCAAGGCAGGCGTGTTGTAGAGCCTTGGAGGATCCCCCGGGAGGCTCAGGTACTTGCCGTGGCCCTGGTGGCGTTCCTTCTCGCCCTTCTGGAAGAGGTAGAGGCCGTCAGCGTCCTTCACGCACTCGTCAGCGATGCAGCGGAAGCGGCATGTGGCTACTCCGTCCTCTCCCCCAGCAGGGCGGAGGTACGGAATGCAGAGGCTTCCCGCGTAGCGCTCATGACCAGGTTGAGCCGAATCCACGAAGCCGAGGCCGAACCGGGCTGCGACCTCTGCGAGGCCGCGGGCTGCTATGTACTTCTCGGCCCGGCTTCCCTGATACGTCTGGTGGTACCGCTTCGCTGTCTCCACCGAATTCGGCACATGCGCGTTCTTTGGCTTCAGTGAAGCCAATACCTTCCTCCCTCATGATCACGGCGTATGAGTCTTCCGATAGGTTGCACGCGAAGCAGTTCCATCGGTTCCTGTCGAGATCCACCGACGCTGATGGATTGGAGTCCGGATGCGAAGGGAGGGGGCAAGCGATTTTCACTCGCCCCCTCGTGGCCTTCGTTTCAAACCCGTAGAAGTGGGCGAGGACTCTAGCGATTGGTGGTCTCGATGAGCTTTCGCTCACCATTCGGACCAACCTTGTACGTCGTCACCGGAAAGTCGTACTTGCGGGCTGCGGCCTGCCACATGTGGTGATTGCCGCGCCACTGCCGCGAGTAGGAGGGGCCATAGCCCGCGCTCGTGTCGCTCACTGGATCACCTGACTCAGAAGCGGTACGTCGGCTGCTTGGGCTCGGAGAGCCAGCGCAGAGAGCCCGTCATCTGCTTCGTGATGGGCTTGCTGTAGGTGCTGACACCCGCCTGACTGAGCGCGTGATACACGGCATCCGTGTGCTTGCGCGGGGAACCGTAGCTGTCTCCCGTGATGTTGCCGGTGAGCGCCTGAAGCGCCTCGGCTTCCTCCTGCGTGAGGGTCAGCGTGATCGCCGGCACCTTCTTCTTCTCGGTGACGACCTTCTCAACGGTGGTGCGCTTGGCGTCAGCCATGACTACTTCCCTTTTCGTAGGTGTATCGAGGTCCGAGGACTTTCCAAGCCGGGTAGTCCTCTAGGTAATCGGCGGCCCGCCGCAATACCTCTGGGCGGTCCCTAGCCCCCCGCGCTAGGAGCTGCCCATTGCAGCGGGCACAAAGAAGGCCGCGAATCGCCTCTGTCTTGTGACAGTGGTCCACGGCCAAATTGGTCTTGCGTGTTTCCCGGCAGATAGCACATCTGCCGTCCTGCGCCTGAAAGAGGCGCTGGTAGTCCTCGGCAGAGAGTCCATACGTCGCTTGGATGCGAGCGTTTCGAGCAGCCTGCCGACGGCTTGCCTTGCGGCAGGAAGAACAGACCTTCCCCCGAGAGGAGGTAAAGAACCTCTCAGACCTGTTCTTCCCGCACTTCGTGCACTCCCGAAATCCCTTGCGGGGTCCGGTCATTAAGCCCCCGTTCGTATGGCCGCCTCCAGCCTGCGGAGTTCCTTGAGTCGGGCGGTCTCGTCCACCATGGCGAACAGGTTGAACAGCGGGATTGCCGTGCTCAGTCCCTTGCCAGGGAAGTGAATGACAGCCGTCTTCACTCCCCCCTTGGCGGCCCCCACGAGAACCCTGGAAAGCTGGAAGACGTTGAGTCGCCGCACGTCACCGATCTCGATGACCATTGCCACGCCTTCCGTGTCCACCTCAGAGAGGTCCAGGCCCGGGAATCGGTTCGCAAGGGCGAAGCCGAATTCCCGATCTGCTCTGAACCCGCCCCGGATGACCTGAGCGATCTTCGTGCTTTCCATTTTCAAGGTACGCCTTTCGAACCCAGGGGGCAACTAATTAACCAGCGAAAGAGACCGGAAGCTCTTCGTCAAGCTCCTCCAACCGCAGATTCGAGCGGTTGAGACGGAAGCTAGCGAAGGTGCCCCCCGAGGAGTCCTCAAAACCCTCTCGGTTCTTCACAGGCGAGGCATGGAGGATTCGGCTGTTCATGCCGTCAACCTCCTTATGAATGGTCATGATGAGTGACGGAACTCGATGAACCTGCCCCTTTACGCCGCTCAGCGGGATGGGGGTCAAGCCGTCGGAGTGCGGTCCTGTCACATGGTGGAGACCGAGCACGTGAGCGTTTGTGGCTCTCGCCATTTCGGAGAGATATTCGCACAACCCCTCCAGTCCGAATGTATACGCCTCGGCGTCCCCCACTGCTCCGGTGTCGACGTTCGTCACATTGTCGACGACTAGAAGATGCGGAGTGCACCCGTACACCTCCAGATAGCACAAGAGGTGAAGCTCAAGTTCCTGCTGAGTTGGTCTAGCCGAGAAGTTGAACCGAGTCCACCAGCGTTTTCCTAGAGCATCCTCGTACTCGGAAAAGTCACCTTCAGTCAAGGCATCTTTGATGCCCTTGGCGTCCTCTCCGGTGATCATCGCTGTAGCTCTGGCCACTTGGGTTGCAGAGCTTGAGTCAGCAGAGAAGTACAGGACAGGGATGTTAGCCATCATCGCCAGGAACAGCGCGAAGAGACTTTTTCCGGTGCCGGGGCCGGCAACGACTAGAGAAAGCTCCGCCCGGCGGAACTCGACCTCTAGCCGCTTGAGCGACTTGAACGGGTTTGGGATCGGTTCACCTGCGGCCCCCCGAATCCTTACCGACTGAGCAAGGCTGAACATCGTCCCACCTTCCTTTCACTCCTACCCAGGGGGCAACTTACTAGGGCGAAAAAATGCCCCCTGAGGGGCCGTCCTTCCACTTTCAGCATATGCCAACGGTTGTTTCCTGGCAATCCTGTTACCCGCGTCTCGATGTGCAGGCATGGGATACATCGCAGAATCGGCAGTGAAAGCCAGGGACAGGCGGGAAGTTCCCCGCTTTCACGCCCTGGTCGAGCTTCACGAACCTCTCGGCTACGTCATCCTCGGTGACCTTCGTGAGGTCCACAGGCCGGGACAGGCCGCCTGTCTTAGCCATGTACCAATCTGCGTCGTTGACCGGAACCCCCAGAACCTTACGCACGAGGACGCCGTACGTCTGAAGCTGGAACTTGCTCTTCGTGCTGCCCGTCTTGAGGTCCCGCACCCGGACCGAGTCGTCTGACTGGTCTAGGAGCTGGTCTACGTAGCCCTGGACAGTGACACCACCGATGTCCGCTGTCAAGTGCAGTTCGATGCCCGGCTTGCCGGCGGGATCCTTCCAGATGGAGGGCCTGTGCTCCTCGGCCCATCTGACGTACGCCCTTGTCTGGTCCATCCCGAGGGCATACCTAGCCTCGATGTCCGATTGCCCGTCAGTGCCGGCGGTCATCCACTGGTCTAGGTTGGGCTCGTCCGCCAGGGCGCGCTTCGTGGCAGCCACGTATTCGACGTGGAACACGTTCGCTGCCTCATCCGCGGTGAGCTTTCTCCCGCCTTCTTCGTACGCCTCGATGGCGCTGTGAAATGCGGTCCCTTGATGAGACCAGGCAGCCGGACGAGGTTTGACCTCCCTAAGCCGCAGAAGCTCGTACTGATGCGGACACTTGTCGTACTGCTCGGCTTGGCTGACTGACCTTGCCATGATTGCCAGCACAGAAAAACGGTCGCTCATGAGCCTCCCAATCGGGCTGCAACTCAGGGTGCACCACATGCACCCAGAACTTTGTAGACAACGGAAACCATTTGTGAGGGTGATCGTAGGAGTCCGTTTCCACAACCCGGTTTCGCCAAGGAGACCTAAGCTCCGCGCTGATCTGGACCAGGGCCGATACGTCCTCAGGAACCAGAGAATCTGACTCGGTGATGACGAAGTAGGCCCCGACCGTAGGCGTGGCCACACGCGTGACACGTAGGCCCTCAGACGCGTACACGTCTGCCCGCCTCAGTACGGGAGCCTCTCCGATAGCGCGCCGCAGCTCGGCGCGCGTCTGCCGCTGGCAGACCGCCCCCAAGATCATTAGCCCCACGCCCCCCTGACCTCTCTTGCCTACCGGTCGAACGTCCGTACGATCGCTCACCCGGTGACTCAGAGGTTACGCCGTGCAACCTGTGAAGCAACCGTGAATATTGGTGTGACGTACTTCACATTGGAAAGCGTTTCCCCTGGTACAACCAAAAGAGGCCCGGCAGGGTCATACCTACTCGGGCCAAACACTGTTAGACAAAGTGTCACTTAGGGTGAAGACGCCTCGTGAGCTGGGCTCAGGCGGAACAGGGCCGTCCGCTCGTCCTGCGGGACGCCCTCAGGCCACCGGATGACCAGTGACCCATCTCTCTCCTCGCGCCGCACGTACCTCACACCCTTGACCTGGTCGAGGTCGAGGACTTCCCCGCGCTCCATGTGGTTCATGAAGATCTTGAGGGCCAGCCTGGATCGAGGCGACACGGGCAGGCTCATGCGCTCCCGGAGGAAAGCCCGCAACCCCAAATACTCTTCCGAGTCCTTCAGGCGACCCTTGGCGGGGTGAGAGCCGAGATCCCAGGGGAGCACGGCGGTAACTTCTCTATTGGACGCCTGCGAGTATTCGCCCATGTCATTGAATCGCTTAGTTACAGCCTGGCGGGAAACCTTGTACTCGGCGGCAATCTGAGCGTGCGACATCCCGGCGGCTTCCAACATCAGAAGCTTCGCGTTATCGGGAAGCAGTCGCGGTCTCATTCAATTCCTCTACTGGTTATCTTGTCCGGTCCGGCAACCCTCACAGGGGCAGAGAGGTGGGACTGTCAGCACTCTACCGGGCTCCAGCCGCCCAACACAGGCTAATTCTAAGACAGTGTGATCCAGGTCTCACATCACTACCCGACTGTCCGGTCTGCTCTCCCAGGACACGTACATACCTAGTGAGAGCCAAGAGAGAAGAACTTAGATAGATCTAGCCACTACGAGTCTCAACACAGTGTTGAAGTGACTGGACTAACTACCTCCACTTACGTAGTCGGACGATCACAACTCTGCCCCTCTGTTGAGTCTCCCTGCCGCGAAGGCGGCAGGTAGAGAGCCAGTTGGGGAGGTAGCCCCGGCGCCAGACTAGAAGCCGCCGGGGCTACCAACAAGGGTGTTGGCGTAAGGACTTAGCCAAACCTAACCCATCGGCTACCGCCGAGTAGACCCGGTTTGTTCTGGAAATTCGAACTACAATCGAACAAGAGGCGGTGAGCATGCCTAGAGCTGCCTCAATCTGCCTCGTACCCAGGTGTGTTCAACGAACTGTCAAGGCAGGGCGGTGCGCCGACCATGCACCGGTTGAGCGTCCTTGGGCTCGCAAGAGCGCCCGAAACCAGACCAAGCCCGCTGTTTTGAGGGCCTGGGACCGACAGGTTCGCCCTCGGGCCTTGGTCCGGGACGGCTTCGCCTGTGTCCGCTGCGGGGCTAGGGAACGGCTGGAAGTCGACCACGTTCTACCCATCGCCAAGGGCGGTACGTGGACGCTCAGCAACGCACAGACCCTCTGCCACGACTGCCACAAGGAGAAGTCGGCAGAGGACCGCCGGCAGCAGTGAACGGCCTCTAGCTCAGACGAGTAGAGCACCGGAGTGAAATCCCGGAGGTCGGTGGTTCGAATCCACCGGGGCCGACGAGGTACCCGTGCCGACTAACACGGGGTAGCCCGGTGGGTGTATGCGATATCGGACCGCAGCCCGATCACCGCCGGGTCTATGGCCATTAGCTCAGCCCGGTTAGAGCACCGCCCTGATAAGGCGGGGGTCCTAGGTTCAAATCCTGGATGGTCAACAGTGGGGTAGCTCCCCTGTCCCGGTAAGTCGCCCTGATCAGGTGGCCGAAGGGACGCGCGTTTCGTCTAGTGGCTCAGGACTCCTCCTGCCCGGAGGTGACACGGGTTCGAATCCCGTAACGCGCCTAGGCTCCAATGGTGCCGCTGATACTCTGTGCAGGTGATTACCTACTTTTTCATCCTGACCCTAGACGCAGGTCGCAGGAACGCCACATCGAGTTTCGCAATGGCTTTCCCGAAAGCCGCCAACGCCCAGGATAGATACCTGGGTGCTTACAAAGCGGCATGCACAACCTTGCGGGATAGTGGCGTTAACGTGCCCGAGGAGGGCGCCCCAGTCGTCTTCTACTCTTGCGAGCGCCTTTGAGGCTTGGAGCTGGGAAGTATGCGGATGACCGGGACCAGCGGCAGGGCCGCGTAAGAGTCTCAGCGGGGGCATACAGGGCTCGGGTTGGTTACCCGAGCCCACGGACCGGGGCAACGGGGATGGCGGTCTACCGTACGGCCCGCCGGTCTAATGACGTGTAGCTCAATGGCAGAGCAGGGCACTGTTAATGCTCGGGTTGCTGGTTCGAGTCCAGCCATGTCAGCCGTAGCGGGATGGCGCAGTTGGAAGCGCGCCGGGCTCATAACCCGGAGGTCACCGGTTCGAGCCCGGTTCTCGCCACTTTGAATCTGTAGCTCAGTTGGTAGAGCACGGGACTCTTAATCCTGGTGCCGTTGGTTCGAGTCCAACCAGATTCACCAGGCAGGGGTAACGCGGTCGCCGGCACCCTGCCGTCAGTGGGACGTAGCTCAATTGGGAGAGCACCGGTCTCCAAAACCGGGGGATGTTGGTTCGAATCCAACCGGCTCAGCTTGGCCCGACAATAGCGCGCCTAACCAGCGCGCAACGATAGGGCAAGGGGTGTGGTGTAGCGACGCACACCGGAGGTGGTCACGGGGTGGTTCCTGGTGACGCCTCGGGAGGTGCACGGCTAGCGACCGTGCCACCCCGCTTCTGGTCGTAGCTCAGTAGGCAGAGCGCCGGGTTTGGGACCCGGAGGCCGCAGGTTCGAGACCTGCCGACTAGACCACCACCAGGCCCCCGAGGAGGGGCCTTTGTTGTTGTTACCTCAGGGAAGTGATGCAGCAATGTACGAGGGCCAGGACGAGCCCGAAGGCCCTCGGCTGAGGGCCGCTGACCAGCCCAACCGGGCTCAGCGGAAGCGGGGTTGGCGTCAGGACGCCCTCTTCGAGATTGAGGACCTGGCGGACCTCGTGGACACGGACCTCTCGGGGGTGCGGCTCCCATGACACGAGGACCAGCCCCCAAGGGCAACGCGCAGAGGCGCAACGTCCATCCCAATGCACAGACGTTGCCGGCGGAGCCCCAGCCCGGCCGCGAGCTGCCCAAGGGCCTCGGCATCACGACCCCCGGAGCTAAGCGCTTCTGGCGGACGTGGAGCACTGCCCCTCAGACAGCGGCTTGGACAGAGACCGACTGGGCTGAACTGGAGCTGACGACCAAGCTCGTAGACGGCCTATTCCTGGGCGACTTGAAGCTAGCTGGGGAAATCCGTCAGCGCGTCGCCAAGTGGGGCGCGACCGTCGAGGACCGCGCGAGATTGCGAATGACCTTCCAGAAGCCCGGCGAGGGAGAGCCCGCGGGCGTCCCTGAGGAACCCGAAGAGATGAACATGGATGAGGAGCTTTACAAGCTGCTGAACGGCTCCTAGATAGGCGGTGATCCTTGCAGACAGGCAATCTGCCCGCAGGGGTCCCGAAGCCTAACGAGACGCTTGGTTACTCCATCATCCGATGGGCTCAGAAGTTCATTGTCCAGCCGGATGGAGACAGGGCCGGTGAGCCCTGGCAATTCACCCCCGAGCAGTTGAGGTTTGTGCTGTGGTTCTACAGCATCCGACCTGACGGGGGGTGGACCTACTCAGCCGCTACGCTCCGACGAGCAAAGGGCTGGGGCTTAGCAAGACTCCATTGTTGGCGGCACTCGCAATTGTTGAATTCCTAGGCCCGTGCAGGTTCTCTCATTTCGACGCCTTCGGCCTTCCTGTCGGTAAGCCTGTCCCTCTGCCTGTCGTTCAGGTCGGCGCCACTGCGCTGGACCAGACCGAGCAAACCATGGACATGATCCGAGGAATGCTCTCGGAGTCTCCAGCCGAAGCAATTTACGGCCTGGACATCGGCAAGATGGTCGTCCAGTTCAAGAGCGGTAAGCCCGGAAGCATCAAACCAAAGGCCACTGCCGGCCGCACCAACGAAGGAAATCGACCATCGTTTTGTCTGATGGACGAATGCCATCACTGGGTGGGCAGCAACGGGGGCCCGGACTTCTTCCAGGTGCTGAAGCGGAATATCGAAAAGACGACGAAGGCCGGTTCTCGCTGGGTATCTACGACCAACGCCTATAACCCCTCCGAGGACAGCGTAGCCCAGATCATCCACGAGTCCGCGATGGTGGCTCAGGGCATTTGGCTCTACGACTGCCTTGAGGGGTCGATTGATCCTGAGGACATCCGGAGCCCCGAGGCCGTTCGCGCGGCTCTCGTTGAGGCATATGGAGACGCGTCCTGGGCTGACATCGACGGCCTGACACGAACCATCCTCCACGACCGGACGACGCCGGATAGCACTTATTGCCGCTTCTACTTCAACCAGATCGCTGAGTCTTCAGACGGCTGGATGAGTAAGAGCGAGTGGGACGCCTGTTTCTCCGAGGACGACCCGATCAAGCCGGGCGACCAAATAGCCATCGGCTTTGATGGATCGATCCGCGGTGACTCAACAGGTCTCGTGGGAGTCAGATTGCGTGACGCCAAACTGTTCGTCATCGGTGTTTGGGAGCGCCCTGAGAACGCCCCAGATGACTGGGAAGTCGATGTTCTCGCCGTCGAGGCGGCAGTCAACACCGCTTTCAAGACGTACCGGGTTGCCTGGCTCTATGCCGACCCGCCTTATTGGCAAGAGAACATCGGCCGTTGGGCTATCGAGCACGGTGACGACACCGTATTTGAGTTCTGGACGAACAAGCCAACGAGGATGACGCAGGCCGTTGAGCGATTCCGTACCGCCGCAATGGTGGGCGACCTAAAGCACGACGGAGACTACCGGCTTACTCGTCACGTGCTGAACGCCGTAACTCGTGAAGTACCTCAGGGCCTCCTCATTCAGAAGGACAGCCCAAGATCCAAAAGGAAGATCGACCTTGCCGTATGTGCCGTGCTTGCCCTGGAGGCGAGAGCTGACGCCATCGCTGATGGCCGAATGCAGATTCGGAGGTCCCGAGTAGTGGGGTGGTAGCCGTTGGCCGATATTGAAGTTGGGTCTCCACCCAACACCCCATCGGGGTGGGTTGACTGGCTCCATTCCAAGCTACTCCGCCGCAGGACGTATCTCCGTTTCTGCTCGGACTACTACGACGGCAAGCACCAAAAGATGGTGTTCGCTCAGGCCAAGTATCAGAGCGAGTTCGGCCGCATCTTTGACGGCTGGTCAGACAACTTCTGCGGGCTCATCGTGGACAGCGTTAATGAGCGCATGTTCATCGACGGGTTCCAGATGACTGACGAGCCCGGAGGCGACAAGGACGCTCGGGAGATCTGGCAGCGTAACCACCTGGACGCAGAGTCGAACGCTGCTCACCTCGATGCGATGGTTCACGGAGTCTCGTACGCCATCGTTTGGGCGGACAGTGCCGGCCAGCCGACTATCACCGTCGAGAGCGCTGAGAACGTGGTTGTCCAGTACAAGCCCGGAAGCCGCTGGGACATCGAGGCCGCAGCCAAGTTTTATCAGGATGAATGGGGACGCGAGTTCGTCACCCTCTGGTGGGATGGAAAGGTCTTCACCGGTAGTGGCATGACCGGTCAGTGGGGCGACTACAAGGAAGCCCGCAACCCTCTCGGAGAGCCTCCGGTAGTTCCGATCCCCAACCGGTCTCGGCTGACTGGACCTCCGATCTCGGATCTTTCCGTTGTCATCCCTCTGGCTGACGCGATCAATAAGACCGTGGCTGACGCCCTGGTGGCGTCTGAGTATGCGGCATGGCCACAGAGGTACGTCACCGGCCTGGAGATCCAGGAGGACGACCAGGGGCGCCCTGTCGAGCCTTACAAGGTCGCCGTTGACAAGCTCCTTCAGGCGGAGAACCCCGACGTGAAGTTTGGGCAGTTTGAAGCGGCTGACCTGAAGAACTACGTGAATCTCACAAACATGCTCGTACAGCACATGGCGAGCATCAGCCGGATTCCGTTCCACTACTTCCTACTGAACGGCGGAACGGCCCCGTCTGGCGAGTCCATCACCTCTGCTGAGGCTGGACTGATAGCCAAGACTCGCGAACGAATGCTGCACTTCGGTGAATCCTGGGAAAGGGTCATGCGACTCGCGTTCCGGGTTATGGGCGACAAGAGGGCCGACGCCCACGGGGCAGAGGTCATCTGGCGTGACCCTGAGAACCGAACCGAAGCCCAGCATTATGACGCCCTTCTGAAGGCTCAGCTTATCGGCGTACCAAGAGACCAGCTCCTTCTTGATGCGGGTTATACCCCACAACAGATTGAGCGCTTCCGCGTCATGCGGGAGCAAGACGCCAAGGACGCAATGGAATTGGCGAAGAAGTACCCGGCACCACAGCCGGAACAGCCTAACGGCCAGCAGGACGCAGACAAGGCGGCCCGCAAGGCTCCTCAGGGCAACTCGGGCAACGCAGCCCGCAAGGCCGCGTAGCTCACTTACACCAAAGGACGGCTCCCGAAATGGGGGCCTTTTTTGATGCCACCGAAATGGAAGGCTCCCAATGGACGACACCACGAACACCCAGAACGCCCCGCAGACTCCTGCGACACCTCCGGTTCCTCCGGTCACTCCTCCTGCGACTCCTGATGCGGAAACGCTTCAGGCCGAAGTGGAGAAGTGGAAGAACCTTTCTCGCACGAACGAGAAGCGTTGGAACGACACCAGCGCGGAGCTTCAGAAGCTCAAGGACGCGTCCATGACGGACGCAGAGAAGGCCATTGAGAAGGCAAAGGAAGAGGCGCGCAATGCGGCTCTCTCTGAGGTCGGTACTCGACTGGTCGACGCTGAGCTTCGCGTACAGGCTGCCACTGCCGGCGTGACCCTTCCTCGCCCGGAGTTCCTCAACACCAGTGCCTTTCTCGGCACTGACGGAGTGGTGAACACCGAGGCCATCAAGGCATTCGTGGAGTCCCTTCCCAAGCCGTCCAACTCCCCCGAGTTTGCCCAGGGGATTGGCCTTGGCCGTCAGGGCGATTCCGGTTCTTATGCAGCCGGTCAGATCGGCCGTGACGCCCTTTCTCGAATGTCCCCCCAGGAAATTTCTGCTGCCCGTAAGGCGGGCAAGCTCGATGCACTGATGAAGGGGGACCTCTGACCTAAAGAGGTACCACATTGACTTTTACGACTCAGGCCGGTAACAACACTGGTGCCGGTGCACTTCAGGCCGCGGGCGGCCATTTCATTCCCGAGATTTGGGTAAGCCAGCTCCTTGAGGACCTGGACGATAACCTTGTTCTCGGCTCCCCCGAGATCGTCAATCGCCAGTATGAGGGCGAGTTTCGGCGTGAGGGCGACGTTGTGCGAATCCCGCACTTCATTGACTCGGTGACCGATAAGGGAATCGTCAAGGCGTACGGTTCCATCGGCACGGCGGACCACGCGGCCCTTGAGTACATCAAGATGACCGTTGCGAAGGGTTCGAGCTTCCACCTGGAGCTTGACAACCTGCACCAGCTTCAGACCAAGACCGGTATCGACCTCATGTCGAATTTGGTCAAGCAGCGGGCTCGGACTCTGGCGAACACGATGGATTCGCTGATTGCCAAGACCCTGCTTGCGGCTGTGGCCGGCAAGGACCTGAACGGGTCCGAGGACCGCAACGCGACCGTTTCGGGTCTGCCTGCTCTGCACGGCAAGATTGACGCGGTCGTTGACGCCAACTTCACTGCGGGCGTTGACATTTCTGTCTATGACTTCGTCGTGGCGATGCTTGAGAACCTGGACATCAAGGGTGCTCCACAGGATCGTTTCCTGTTCATCTCCCCGAAGCTGCGGAGCGCGCTTCTGCGTGACCCGAAGTTCATTGACGCTTCGCACTTCGGCGCGAACGCCGTTATGCCTTCCGGCGTCATCGGTCAGATTCTCGGCGTTCCGGTTCGTGTCGCGAACACCCTGGGCTCGCACACCCGCCCAACTGAGAAGCTGGTTAAGAACCGTCACACGGACTTCTCCAGCGTGGACATGTTCATGGGTGCGACCTCTGCGGTTTCGCTCATCGTCCCGTTCGCGGAGATGCAGGCTTACCAGCCTGAGGCGAAGTTCACGAATGCCGTGAAGTCGCGCGTCATCTACGACAGCAAGGTGATTCGCCCAGAACAGCTGATCGTAGCGCAGGGCGTTGAATCCCTGATCGCGACCCACAACGCTGCGTAAGGGGGTTGCATTGCCTCTGGCTTCCGTTGACGATGTGGCCGCCCGTCTTGGGCGGCCCGTCGCCGCAGACGAGACAGCTCGTGTCACTGCCTTTCTGGCAGACGTGACAGGGCTCGTTGAGGACTACTGCGGTCGAGACATGGACAGGCGGAGTGACCAGAGCATCACCCTCTATCCGGAGGGTGGCTGTGTCCTCCCCATCCCGGCTCGGTATCAGACCTTCCTGACCATCACTGCCGTCGTCCAGGACGGCCAGGCCGTGACTGACTACACCTTCAACGGCCGTCACCTGACGCGCGTTGCCGGCTGGGGCGAATCCGCGGTGACCCTCACAGCCTCTTGGGGCTACGAGGCTGTACCTGCCTCGCTCACCGCGATCACCTGTTCAGAGGTCATCCGCTGGCTTGCCCTCTCCCCCGGCGTCGAGTCGGAACGTGTCGGTGAAGTTGAGGTCACGTTCTCAGGGGCCAGCTCGGCGCAGTCGCTCTCAGCGTCCACCAGGACCAGCCTGCGCCAGGGTCGTTGGCGTCGTGGCTCTGTCGGGTCACTGACCCTCCGCAAGGAAGGTCCCGTCCTCGACCTGAGGGGGCCCGTTGTTCTCCATGACTGACCCTGTTGAGGTCTGGCGGGCTCCCAAGCTCAAGAACGCGTACACCAGCCGTCCCGACTGGGGCCAGGCCGTGAGGGTCTGGGAAGGGGCGGCTTCTGTCCAGCCCTACCGGGCCTATGAGTCCTTCTCCCCTGAGCGCGACCTCTCCCAAGAGCGACTCACGGTCTTCCTCCCCTTCAGTGCTGTGGTCACCTCCGGTGACCGCGTGAAGCTCGGTGGCCACTTCTATGAGGTGGACGGAGAGCCTGAGCGATGGGGCTACACCTCCCGCCGGCACCTGAAGGTGTCCGCCTGGAGGGCTCTGCGATGACTCGTCCTGGAGCTGCTCGTACGAAGCTCACTCTGCACAGAGGGTGGGAGCGCCAGGCCATGTCCCTGCCTGAGGTCCGGGACCTGGTGGCGGAGCGGACTGGAGAGCTGCTTCACAGGGCGGTAACTGACGCTCCCCGAAGGGGCCACAGCCCGCTTTCCTGGAACTCGATCAAGAAGAACATCACCGCACACATTCAGCTCGTTCATGAGGGTTGGTACGGCTGGGTTGTTCTGGACGAAGACCCGAAGGTGTGGCACGCGTGGCAACAGGAGATCGGTTTTAAGTCTCCCCGTGGCCGCAAGATCAAGGGCCGTAGGTACCTCAAGGGCGCCCTTCTAAAGATGAGGGTGGAATGAGGATCGACCCAATTGAGTTCCTGGTCACCTACCTCGAATCCCTTACGGAGATCCCTGAGGGTTCCGTCTTGGGTGACCTCACGGAACATGTAACCGGTGATACTGCCGTCTATCTAGAGCACATGGGCGGCTACCGCGTTGTGCGAGACCGCATGGACCGGATCGACGTTGAGTATGCCGCTTACTCGATGGACCGCAAGGAAGCCGTCGATCTCGCCCTTCTCGTACGCGAGAAGCTTCTAGAGGAGCTTCCTGACACTGCCGTTGGCGGGGCTCTCGTCCTGGACGTTACGGAGATCGACTCTCCGAAATACGACCCTGACGACTCCTCACGCGAGCACGTTTACTGCGGTCAGGTAGCGGTTTTCTATACCGCCGTTTAACCCCCGACATCTGTAGGCCCCCTGTTGGGGGCTTTTTTTATGCCCTCAGGAGGCCCCATGGCCAATGACGCTCAGAAGATTCGGTTTGCGCCGAACGGCTCCATCTATGTGGCTCCCGCTTCGGAGAGCCTGACCGTGCCGGTTGATCTCGGCACAGCGGACACCGCGCCTACTGGCTACAAGGCCCTCGGCTATGTGGACGAGGGCGGTGTAACCCTTACCCCCGCCATCGAGACTCAGCCCGTCAATGCGTGGCAGTCGGCAACCGCCGTTCTCTACAACGTGACCTCTGCTTCGTTCTCGGTGAAGGCGACCCTTCAGGAGACCAACGAGGTAACCACGGAACTGTTTTGGGGTGCTCAGTGGGTTGAGATCATGTCGAACGACCCTACCCCCGTTGGTACCGGGGTCTTCAAGCTCGACCTTTCGTCCACTCCCGAGCTGAAGGAAATCTCTCTGGTCGTGGACTGGAACCAGGGTTCCATCCGGAACCGGGTGGTTATCCCACGCGCCATGATTTCCGACCGTGGCGCTATCCAGCTCAGCCGTACCGAGAACGGCAAGTTCGAGCTGACCATTGAGGCCCTGGACTCCGCCGGCAAGCTCGGTTACGTCCTGACCAACGATGACATCGTTGAGAGCCCGTAAGTGATGCCCTGAGCCGGGGCGGGGTTACGCCCCCGGCACTCTCTCTCACCCCACCCCAAGGAGTTCCCCATGCCTACTGAGAAGAAGTCTGGTGCGAAGAAGAACGGCACGAAGAAGGTTGCGGCGGCTGCGGCCGAAGCTACCGAGACCTTTGCATCGTTCGAGCACCGCGGCCTGACCTTCAAGCTTCCTCACCCGAAGCACTTCCCTCTTGAGGTGCTGATGACGGATGACGAGATTGTTGCCACTCAGCTCATCCTTGGCGAGGACCAGTGGGCGGCCTACCTCTCCACTCGCCCGACCATCGAGGACTTCGGTGAGTTCGCCCGCAAGATGGGCGAGGCACAGGGGCAGGACGACGAGTCGGGAAACTGATAACAGTCGTCCGTGTCATCCGGGAGTTCCCCGATGAACTTGAAGCGGACTTGCTTGAGTTCTTCGGGGTTGACCTCCTGGACGTGTGGCGCGGACGGCTTTCTCTTAGGCGTGTGGGTGTGCTCATCCGTTCTCTGATGAGTAAGCCCGGACGCTCAACTCTGCTGATGGCCATGGATGAACGTGCCTCCTGGCCCGAGAGCAGTTACATGCTCGCGCGTGTGTCTGACGCGCTTGAGCTTTCCAACTTCCTTTTTCTCAAGGCGAACGTCCCCGACGAGGACGCACGAGACCTTGAGCTTCCTCCACCGATTCCACGGCCCGGCGAACCGGAGCCGCAGCCCGAACAGCGTGAGTCGGAGTTCAGCGATGCGCAGGAACTCACGGCCTTCTTTGGGCGGCTGAACAGCGCCTAGGAGGTTCCATGGCTGAAGGACGCGGCCCCATCAAGGTCGGTACCGGGTATATCGAGATCATTCCTAAGGTCCTTCAGAAGGACGTGGAAGACCTCCGCCGTAAGGTTCAGAGGGAGATGCAGGCGCTTGGCGCCAAGGCCGCTAAGGACATCTCCGATGGAGCCAAGAAGGGGCTTGCCGCTCTCCCGGGTGAGGTCGACAAGGCGGCCAAGAAGGCTAACGAGAGCACCAAGAAGCGCAAGAAGGAATCCGCTAAGGATCTGAAGCGCATTGAGGAGCAGATCACTCGGGAGTACGGAGAGGAAGCCGCTAAGCGGTGGCGCACTTTCCGTGACCTTGAGCAGAAGAAGGAGAAGGCCCTTAAGAAGGCCTCCAGCGCTACGAAGGCCGCTCTCCGTGAGACCGTGCGGCAGGAGGAGCAGGCCGCCAGGCAGCGTCAGGCCGCTGCTGAAAGGCTGGAGAAGGATCGCCTTCGCCTGATGAAGAAGAACGCCACTGACCATGCTCGGCTGGAGATGCAGAAGACCCGGCTTGAGCAGGCTCAGGAGCGTCTGAGGATCCAGGCTCTTCGGGAGGCCAACCGTACGCGCGAAATCGAGCTGCGCGAGGCGTCCCGTATCCGTGTGGCCACGATGCAGCAGGAGACTGCCCGATACAAGGCTGAGTTGCAGGCGCAGACTGCCGCTCACCGGGCTGCCGTGCGGGCCCAGGTCCAGGCACAGCGTTCTGCGGTACAGCAGCAGGTAGCTGCCCTGCGCGAGCAGGCTGCCGCCCAGCGGGCAACACTTCAGGACGGCATAGCGGATCAGCAGCAGCGTATGACGGTTCTCCGTGACCAGATCCGGGACCTGAACCGCAACATCAACACCGCCAACACAACCACTCAGTCCTATTTCACCCGGACTGGAACTGCCCTTCGCCGTATGGGTACTTGGTTCGATCAGGTGGGCATGTCCATCAACGAGGCCGCCAACATTCTGACGACTCGTTTCCTCGCTCCGCTGGCTGGTGCCGGCGCCGCTCTGACGGCTATCGGTGTTGAGAACGCGGATAAGCGTCTTCTCGGTCAGCTCGGTCTTTCCTCGGCTGGTGTCTCCAAGTCTGCGTCTGCTGAACAGATGCGGCTTATCCAGGAATACGCAATTGACACGCCGTTCTCAATTGACGTAATGCACGAATATCAGATGAAGCTTATTCGGTCCGTTGCTGGTACAGATAAGAAGTGGTACAGCAAGGACGCGGGTACGCGGACGAATGCAGCCAACAGCGCTGCCGCCCAGACGACTGACCTGATTATGGCTATCGGTGACTCGATGGCCCGTGCGGGTAACCTCAATCCGCAGCAGTTCCAGCGCGCTATGTATGCGATGGACATGATCATGGATATGGACCGGGCGCCCACGAAGAACGTGAAGCAGCTCGCTGCCGCTTCAGGTATGCCCGCTTCCGAGCTTGCCGCACTCCTCGGGTTCAAGAACTCTACGGAGATGTGGAAGGTCATTGGTACCCCCGCCAAGGATGGTGGCGGTGTCACTGGTCGTCAGATCATGGATGCCATGCTCAATTACTGGAACCCCGAGAAGTACAAGGGTGGTTCCGCCACGGGCGAGGGCTCCAAGGGCTTTGCTGCGAAGATGACTAGCGAGACTATTACCGGTCGACTCCAGCAGATGAAGGAGCGTGCTTCGTTTGAACTCGGCAATCTGTTTGTCGAGGAAGGTGAGGGTGGACAGTATCGGTACACCGACCTAGGTAACCGGATTGCTGGTGAAGAGGGGATTCTGAACCAGGTCACCGATCTGGCAAAGAAGTGGGCGCCGAAGGTCGATGACTTCCTTGGTCTCTTCCTCGATGGCGTCGAGACCTTCATCAGCACGATTGACCGTGCTGCCACGTGGATTGAGGAATCAGGTTTGGCTGATCTGGCCAAGCCGATTGCTGAGTTCCTGTTGGAGTGGGGACCTCTGATCCTCGCCGTGGGTCTCTTGTCCAAGGTCGTCGGCAAGGCCGTGGGCCTGGTCGGCCGTCTCTTCGCCCCTGCTGCTGCTGTGACCCGAGCTGGTGTACGCGCCTACGAGGGGCAGCGGGACATCCGCAGTCAGCGGCGTGCAGCTCGGGACGCTCGCAACGAGGCCCGTACTCAGGGCCGCTCTCGTGACGCGATCCGTCAGGCAGGCCGAGACGCCTACGGGCAGCAGAGGGCTACCAACCGCAACGGTGACAGCCGGACGACTCGTCAGAGGCTCCTAGACGGCTTCATGGGCCGTGACTCCCGTGAGGCTGACGGACAGCGGCAGATGCGGGCTCTTGAGGACCAGATCCGCGAAGCACGGGACGAGGCCGTTCGGCTCCGTGACGAGCTGCGCGAGACCAACCGCGAGTCCATGAGGCAGATCACGGCCGCGCTCGCCGGCAACGGCAGCGGCTCTGTGCAGGGTGCCGCCAATCAGGCGGGCCAGGCGGTCAACTCGGTCCAGACACGGACTCAGCAGGCCAACAACACCAACCTCAACCAGCTCCGCCAGGAGGTTGAAAAGGTCGAGAAGGCGGCCCGCGATGTGGTCTCCCGCCTCGGCACGGTCAAGAACGACGTTGACACGCTGAACGGCAAGAACCTCAACGCGGTCACCACCGAGTTCGATCAGCTCAAGTCGGCTGCGCAGAACGCCGGGAAGGAAATCACTTCCGACAACACCCGTGTTGGCAACCTCGACGGTAAGCGGGTCAGTGGAGTCACCGGCTCCATCAACGACCTGAGAGACGCTGCCAAGCGTGCTGCCGACCAGATCGGCGACGGGGCTATGTCCTCGTCCACCTCTGGCCGTACGGCCAACCTGAACAAGCGTCGTCTGACGGACATCATCCAGGAGTTCAAGAAGCTCACGAGTTCCGCTGATGACGCCTACAAGAAGGTTGGTCAGGGTACGGGTGCGGGCTCGCTTGCGGGCCGGGTCGGTCTCCTGAACGGTCGCTCCTTGTCCAAGGTCAAGGGGCATGTCGATGACCTTGCCAAGGCTCTGAAGAAGGCCAAGGACGAGGGCGATGGGCTTGATGGTGCCCTCGACCGGATCGGGAAGAAGTCTCCCGGTGGTGGTGGTGGCTCCTCCAAGGGCAAGAAGAACGCCCGCGGTGGTGTCGCAACTCAGGCTGACGTATCCATGTACGGCGTCATGCCTGGATACGCCCCTTGGGTCGACAACATCCCAGCCGTCCTTTCCCCGGGTGAATCCGTTCTCCGTCCTGAGGTGACTAACGCCTTGGGCGAGGAGACCATCAACACATGGAACTCCCTCGCTGTCCGAGGAAAGATCAGCCGTCACGCTCGCGGTACTAGCGGGGGCGGAAGCGCGCTGAACCTGGACGCCATCCGGGAAATGATCGACCTTCAGAACATCGCTCCGGTTGGTACTGCGATGCTCAAGACGATGAAGCTCGACGGATCGTCTGACCCGCTGGGCGGCAGCGTTCAGGGCGGCATTCTGCGGACGGGTGACCACTCCGCCGGCATCGGTGGTTCTGTCACGGCTACGAAGTTCCGTGGGATGTACGACTGGATGACTGAGGATCTGTTCTCGCTCCTCAAGCGAGTGCCCTCCGGAGTCGGTCAGATTGCGGGAATCCTCGGCGGGGCTCTCGGTCCCGTCCTCGGTGACTATTTCTGGTCGGACGTTTGGAAGGGCTCGGGCAACATCGTTGACCGGGGTAAGAAGTACATGGGTCACGTCTTCAGTACGGAGACCGTGAGCAAGGTTTGGGACAACCTGTTCAGTGGCGTAAAGGACTCCGCAAGCTCCATCTGGGATCTTGCAACCGATCCCTTTGGCGCCATCTCGGATGCCTTCGACGATATCGGCGGGATCTTCTCGGGCTCGTACAACAGCCTGATTGACATGGTCGAGACCGTGAAGGAAATCAGGGATGCGCCGATGGCTTACGCCGGGCGCGTCCTCGGTGGCGTGATGGCCAATGCCCAGGAAGCAATGCCGAACACGAAGGGCTTGTTCGACTTCAGCAGTGGCTCTAAGGTCACGGCGAATATCCCTGATATCGCCAACATGATCGTTGAGCCTGGCTCAGGTAAGGGCGTCCAGAGATGGGCACCTGTTGCCGCTCAGGCTCTCGCCATGCTGGGGCTCCCTTCTAGCGCTCTCCCACTGGTCATGCACCGTATTGGCGTCGAGTCCGGGGGTAACCCGACCGTCGTCAACAAGTGGGATAGCAACTGGAAGATGGGCCATCCGTCGGTTGGTCTTATGCAGGTCATTGGGCCCACCTTCCAGCGTTGGGCAGGTCCCTTCCGAAAGACAGGGCCGTTCCTTTATGGCACCTCTGTTAATCCGTTGGCCAACATCTATTCCGGCCTCAACTATGCCCGAAATCGCTACGGCGGCAACTGGCAGAAGGCCCTCTCTGGCAACAAGGGATATGCGACGGGAACCATCTCCGCCTCTCCTGGCCTTGCCATGGTGGGCGAGAAGGGCCGTGAACTCGTCGCCTTCGGTGGCGGAGAGCGGGTGTTCAACAACGAGGAGACCGAAGGGATTCTCAACGGCAAGCGATACGAAATCCACGTCCATGAGGCTCGCAACGAGCCGACGCCTCAGGCAGTGCTAAGGGCTCTCCAGACTGCGGAGGCCCTTTACCTGTAAGGGGGACCCCATATGCCAATTCCGGTAAGGACACGACCGGCTCCACCTGTGGTCATCAGGCCACAGCCGCCGGCACCGGTCCAGTGGGGTCGGACGAGCGTCTCTGTCGTCGGGAGCAATGGTCAGGGGGAGGAAATCCCCCTGACCTTGTTCTCTGGCCGAGAGTGGCCCGCCATCATCATGCAGCCCGGTGCCACGGGCTTGGATATGCCGCCCTTCGGGCTCTTCTCTGATGACTCCCCGAACCTCGATGGAGCCATATTCCGCTCTGCTCGGGCGGCAGCCCGGGAAATCATGCTCCCTGTCTACCTGTACGGGGTCGACCGACAGACCATCAACAGTCTGAAGCGCAAGCTGTTCCAGGCCCTCAATCCCAAGCGGGGTTACTGCCTTCTGAAGTTCACCGAGGGCAGCGGTCTGACTCGACAGCTCACCTGTTACTACAAGGGCGGTATGGAGGGCTCTGAGAGCACCGACACCGCTGGTTTCACATGGGCGAAGTACGGGCTCACTTTCACCGCTATGGACCCATGGTTCTATCAGGACCGGTATGAGACGACCTCATGGAACTTCGGGACTGGAGATCCATTCCTGAGCACGACCGCGGCCTTCTTCCCAATGAAGATTTCGGATGGCGTCATGGGTGGCCCCGGCGAAAGTCTCGTCATCTCGAACCCTGGCGACATCGAGGCTTGGCCCATCTGGCAACTCCACGGCCCCATCAAGAGCTTCACCTTCACCAGTCCTAGCGGAGAAACCCTGAAGGGCAACGCGCCAGCAGACAGTTCGGACCTGGTGCCGGCGGGACGTGTTCTCACCATCGACACCCGGCCCGGAAAGAAGACCGTCAAGGACGACCTAGGCGTCAACTACTGGCCCAAGCTCGCGACTAACCCACAGTTCTGGTCAGTGGAGCCAGGCGACAGCAACGCATCCATCTCAGTAGTAACCGGATCAGGCAAGGCAGCAGTCGTGCTCACCTTCCAACCCCGGTACGCGTCTTACGTATAGGGGGCTCCGTGGGCTATCGGGTTGAGGTGTTCGACAAGAACCTAAAGCGCGTCGGAGAGATTGACGAATGGATCTCGCTTGACTTCACTGTGCGTCTCTCGCAAGAAGGTGCTTGGCAGCTCCTCATCAAGGACGACACACCCCAAGCCCAGCTCATAGAGAAGGGTGGGGGGATTGCCATATGGCAGGAAGGCGTTTCCAAGCCGCTTCTGTCGGGGCAGGTTCAGACCTATCAGAAGTATTGGACCAAGCTTCAGCACACAGGACCGGGCTCGCTATACATCGCAGGCAAGTGCCACAACACCCTCGCCTATCAGCGTCTCGCCTTCCCTGACCCCACCAGGACTGTAGGCAACCAGTATCAGGCTGCTCGGCCCTGGCGCCTCATCGCGCCCTCAGTCCCTATGGAGAAGCACGTATGGCGAGAGCTGAACTGGGCTCTTGGTCCTGGTGCTCTTGCAGATCGACGAGTCACGGGCCTGAATGTCGGCACTGAACCTGACGGGGTAGCCCTGCCGTGGCCCATCATCGCGGACCAGATGCGAATGGACGTAATCGGCTCCAAGCTCGAAGAGTGGTTTGACGCCAAGGGTGTCGGTTACCGCTTCGTCTACAACGCTCAGGCTCAGCGTATCGACCTCGAAGTCTTCCGCCCTACGGACAAGTCCGCGGAAGTGCGATTCTCTCCTGAGCTAGGAAATCTCCGGGAGTTCATTTGGACGCTCAGCGCTCCGAAGGTGACTCGGGCCATCGTGGGATGTGCCGGCGAGAAGTTTGATCGGTACTACTACCAGAAGGTTGACGCTGAGGCAGAGGCCGAGTGGGGTATGAAGATCGAGCAGTTCGTAGACCGCCGCGACATTCAGCTCAAGCTGAATACGACCACAGGGGCGGTCATCAAGGCTGATTCGACAATGACGGATCAGGAATTCGAGGACGCCAAGGAAGCCGCCAAGGATGCTGCAAGTACCGTCCTGGAAGAGGGCGAGAGAAACGGCAACTTCCAGATTTACCCCATCGACACACCAGATTGCCAGTTCGGCAAGCACTACTTTGTGGGCGACAAGGTCACCGTTGCGGTAGACGGAACGGAATACGTCGATGTTGTTCGAGAGGTTGTCGTCTCTATCGACGATGGCGGAAACGTTCAGGACGTGTCTCCGAAGATCGGTAAGCAGGGCACAGGCGACCCACTGAACCTCTACAAGACCGTTTATGACATGCAGCGAAAGCTACGCCGACTTGAGTCGAGGATGTGATTACCCGTGGCTGAGATCAGTTACCCCTTCAACGCGGACAACGCCAACGGGGGATCACAGATCGTCTCTCAATCCCAGTGGCAAGCCATGGCAAACATGTGGGGCGGTGACCGAGTTGACTTCCAGCTAACCGCAACGACCTACGGAACTAGCTCTCTGCCGTTCAATGCCTCGGTTGTGAATGGGCGGACCGTTCAAATCAATCCAGGCAAGGCTTGGGTAGGCGGTTTCTACTACACCCTGACGGCAACGCTGTCTGTCACGATCCCCAATAACAGCACCACCAAGCCGCGTAAGGACCTGATTGTTCTTCAAGCCGACATGGCTAAGAGCGCGGTAAACATAGCCGTGATTACGGGCACGGCTGCGGCTACGCCGGTAGTCCCAACTCCCCGCCGGCAGGCGGGCGGTCTCTGGGAAATGCCTCTGTATGAGGTCACCGCAGCGGCCAACAACGCATCGGTCACCATCGAGGGCCGCATGCCGTTCAACGTGCCTGCCCGGGTGGCCTACCCCTGGAACGCGGAAGAGGGAGCGGCACTTCAGCCACGAGGCACGTTCTACGTGGACATGGACAACAACAGCAACTTTTCGCAGTACGAGGCTTTCAACGGTCGTGACGGGCGGGTGATCACTCGACACCTGGGCAAGTCTCGGACCTACACGCCAAGCATGGTCAACTGCGGCAACCCTGCGACCCGCACGGGTCGGTGGCGTTGGATTGCTCCAAACGTGGTCTGGTTCTCGGCCTACATCGCTAGTACGTCCTCGTCTGACATCAAGGCAACCGGCGACAACTGGATTGTTGGTGTGACGCTGCCGACTCCAGCGAACGGCGCTACCGGTCAGATCGTCACTGGGCACATCGACAACAACGGCGCGGGACGTTCCCCGGCACTGCCCAACTTCCTTGAGGTAACGGGTAAGACCAACAGAGGTGGCAATACCTCAACCCTCTACCTCTACGTACCTAACGCGAGCACCACGTCACAGGGCCTCGACGGCTTGACGATATTCCCCCGTAAGGGGTTCCTCACCATCTCCGGAACATATGAGGCCGCAGAGATGTAACGCCTTACCCCTACGTACGCCTCAGCCCCCACCGGGGGCTTTTTTGTTGCCCCTAAGGAGATTTCATGGCTCGACTTCTGTTCGGCGGCACGGCCGCTGACGTGGCTGAGGACGTTACGGGTGCCCGTGTCCCTGGTGCTACTGGAACTTGCTGGGACGGCTCCAGCGATGGCGCTGCCCAGGTAACAGACCTCACGGACCTGTCCGGCGCCGCTATCACCGAGCTGGTTGCCGACGAGGACGGGATGATCCCCGGCTTCTACGGCCCGGAGGGGGCTGAGCGGCTCTGGATCGACTTCGGAGGCCCTCGGGTTGCACTGGTGGCCAACGACGTTGGTGAGCGGCTGTCTGCCCACGTGGGAGCTGATGACCCCCATGGGTCGCGAGAGGCTGTCATGGCGGAGCTGGAGGCCCTCCGGGGCGCCGCTAACGGCCTGGCGACGCTCGACACCACAGGCAAGGTGCCAACGTCTCAGATCCCAGTTCTCACGCCTCCGGATCTCCTCGACTGGCTGAACGTTCAGGCCCCCGCCTTCGGCGCCCAGGGCGACGGGGTCACTGATGACACGACCGCGATTCAGTCGGCCATCAACGCAGCCGGCATCGGCGGCCTCGTCTACTTCCCCAAGGGTATCTATCGCACCTCTGCGCCCTTGGACCTTCCCCGCGGAGTGACCCTCATGGGCTCACACTCCAACCTGATGATCGGGCCCGGGATGGTCGACGAGGATTTCCCGTGCTACATCCAGGCCCTTCCCACGTTCACCACTGGCGCCATGATTCAGATTATTGGCGATGCCGACGGAACTCACCCCGCGATTAACGGTGAGCAGAGGATTTTCAATCTGATGCTCGACGGCTCCAAGGTACCCACCGGAACTCTTGATGGTGTCTATTCCAAGGGGAACGTGCAGAACGTTGTGATGCGGGATGTCTGCCTTCGGAAGATGCCGAACAACGGCATCATCACCGCTGCCAATGCCGGGAATGAGTGGCCGTACTCATGGCGCCTGCACTCCGTCATGGTCGACAACTGCAAGGCTAACGGCATCGTGTTTGAGCGTCAGACCGACCTCTCTCTGATCGACGTTCAGGTAATTGGCTGCTGGGCTACTGGAATCAAGCTGGTTAACTCCGCCAACACCATTCTTGAAGCCTGCCGTGTTGAGTGGTGTGGCGGTTACGGATTCCACATTACCGGCGCGTGGGGTAACTGGCCTGGCTCGGGCTCGATGACCCTGAGCGCGTGCAGCACCGACCGAAACGGTTGGGATGGTGTGCGAATCGACGCGACGGGCAACGGCCCCTTTCTCATCAACGCCCTGAATACGCGACGGGACGGCCGAAATGGAGGGCCAGGCGGAGGGGGCTACGCAGGTCTCGCACTCCTCAACCGCGCTCCAGTCGTCGTAACTGGGCTCGGGTGCTACGTCGGAACAGACGACGGAGGTACGGCCAACACGAGCCCCCAGTACGGCGTGAGGGTTGCAAACGCGCGGGACGTGAACGTCATTGGCGCTTACCTGCACGGCCTCACGGCTGGAGTCTTTCAGGAAGGCACCAACGAGCGAGTTCGGTTCACAGGCATCACGACCGTGGCCGGCAACAACTATGCAGAGGACCGGGTTATTTCCTAACCCCTCCCCCATCGAAGGCGGCTGCGGATAGACCGTAGCCGCCTTTTGCTGCCCTCATGGAGCCCCTATGACCCTTTCTCAGTTCTTCTCCTATTCGGGTCCTCTGGTGACCTTCATTGCTGCTGCCGTTGTCGTCCTCGCAGCCTTCCGCACGAATACCGCTCGGGTCTGGAAGGAAGAGGCCGAAGCGCAGACCGCAAGAGCCAACCGCCTTGAGTCAGACCTGAAGGAGATCAAGGAGCGGCTGACCCACATCGAGCGCGATAACGCGCGCCTCGTCGCCTTGCTGACTTCTCTCGACCCCATCCGTCTCGCCGCTGTGCGGCAGGCCGCTAACCCCACGGAGGTTTAATGGCAACTCCTATGACTGCTGCGCAGGCTGTAGCGCAGCTCAAGAAGTTCGGTATTCCGTTCAAGGAGTACAAGGATTGGAAGACCCACAACCGGAACCATAAGGGTAAGTGGGGGCCTGTACACGGCCTGATGGTTCATCACACGGGCTCCGACTCCAAGGATCAGCGAGAGCTTCTGTACAAGGGCACTGCCACCCTTCCAGGCCCTCTCTGCCAGTTCGGGCTTTCTCAGGACGGCACCATTCATCTTGTCGGCTGGGGTCGAGCAAATCACGCGGGCTCGGGTGATGATGACGTTCTGGATGCTGTCATTGCCGAGAAGCCGATTCCGAACGATGACGAGAGCAACACTGACGGGAACTCTCGGTTTTACGGCATCGAGATTTGGTATTCGGGAAGTCACCCGATGACCGAGGCGCAGTACGCGACTCTTCGGCTTCTGGCTGCGGCCATCTGTGACTTCCACGGATGGGACGAGGGAAGCGTCATCGGGCACGGTGAGTGGGGGTCTCCGGGCAAGTGGGACCCGGGCTTCAAGCCAGGCACGATGATGGACATGGACGAGGTCCGTTCGGACATCAAGGCGACCATGGAGAAGGGCAAGCCCGCACCGAGCAAGCCTGAGAAGCCCTCTAAGCCTGCTCCTGCCCCGAAGCCAAAGCCGGGTGTTCCTGCCTTCCCTGGTGCCTACTACTTCCGCCCTGGCGCGAAGAACCAGTATGTGACCATGCTCGGTCGTCAGCTTGTGAAGAAGGGTTACGGGAAGGTCTACAAGCAGGGTCCAGGCCCTCAGTGGACTGCCGTTGACCGAGCCGCCGTTAAGGCATTCCAGAAGGCGCAGGGCTGGACCGGAAGCGACGCTGACGGTTACCCCGGTCCGCAGACCTGGAAGCGGCTTTTTAGCTAAGAGGGGGACTCATGCACGACTTCATTTCCGCGCACGGTGTTCGGATCTATTCCGTCCTCGCGGCCCTGGTGCCGGCGCTCGTCCTGGTGTGGCCTACGGTCCCCTGGGAGGCACTCGTAGCGGCTTCCGCTGCTCTCCTCGGTGTCGGTGTCGTTGCGGCCTCGCACGAGGACACCAAGACCCTCAAGGCCCTTTACGAGGACAGCCCGTTTGAGGCTGAGCTGAAGGGCGGACTCGGCCAGTAGGCCGACCACGAACTAGGCGTAGGGGTACGCCTGGGGTTGAGAGAAAACACAAAAAGGCCCCCCTGCCGTTTGGCAGGGGGGCCTTCTTTTGCGTTGTGCTACCGGTTATCTCCGGGATCACCGTAGGCGACGTGGGGCGAACGAAGGCGCCGCAGAGCCGCCGCAGCGGGGCTCTCCTCTGGTTCCATGCACTGACAGGCTGAGTGCCCTTCGCTGGCGCACCAGGTACACGGTCGATTGTGGTATTGAGCTATTCCCCGCCCGTCGTCAGCGTACCGACCACGGCAGTTCGAGCAGTTCTCCATTACTCTCCCTGCTTTGTGGTTGCCCATGCCAGATGAATCGGCCAGTCTTCAGGCCGGGGGGTACCGGGCGGAGCGGGGCGGGGAGTGCACGCGTGGTGACGCGTTCCGTCGCATCCACAGATCCGAAGAGCGAGTTCGCCGTAGGTCCGGTGCTCGGCCCCATGATGTCTGCACAGGTAAACCGACGACACTTACTCTCCCGGCTTCGCGGGCACGCTGACGACGTTGGACACGCCCTCAGTGGCCTCCAGCTCGTTCACACGCTTCTCGGCACAAGGCGCGTCGTACATGACGGCTGACTCGTGCTCCTGGCCGTCCTGCGTCCACCTCACGCGGTAACTCTTCACTGCCCCTCCCCCTCATTGCTGCGGATGACCAACGTACCCGGCCCTCTGTAGGCCGTGCGCACGTGAGAGCAGGCAACGCCACTCATACTGTCCAGCGCTGTTTTGATCTCTGTTGCAAGGAATCGGTCCCCGAGTTCCCTGTAGAGCTGGGAGAAGGTTACTTCTCCGCCGTTTTCCCGAAGGGTTGAGCGGATCGCGGCTGCCAACTCAGAGTCATGCACGCTCTTCCAGTTCCTCACGCTGTCCAGGACGGCCCTCTCTGCCTGCTTCTCGTTCATCCCGTGCTCGAACAGGAGGATGCAGAGGAGAGCCTGACGCCAGGCCCCTATGCGGGCATTGGACGCGCGCTTCTGCGCCCGTCCCTCGGCCCGCTTCGACCGATCCAGCTCCCGCACCATCTCACGCAGTATGGCGGCGTATGCGCCCCCGTAGGGCTGCTCTGCGCTCACGTCACCGCTCCCGGCTCAAATCAGAGGTTGCTACCGGTGTCCACTGCTTGACCGGGTGGACTTTCGCCCTTCCGGCCTTCACCTCCTCCAGCGCAAGGCGGTTCGCCTCCTGAGGGCTCGACGCCTCTACGAAGACCTCTGCCGACGCGTGCGCGTGGAGCGCAACCCGGTACCTCTTCGTCACTATGAATCCCCTTCAAACGAGAGGCGGCCCACCCCCTGAGGGAGTGAGCCGCCGTGTGTTGCTGTATTGCTGCTGCGGGTTACTTGTTGGCTGCCGCGTAAGCGTCCTTGATGGACTGGGGGACGCGGCCTCGCTTGCTCACCTCGTAGCCGTTGGAGGCAGCCCACGCCCGGTAGACCTCAGAGGACGGCTCACTCTCCGTGCGAGAGGGCTTGGGCTTCCGGCCGCGGTTGCCGGCGGGGGCCGCGCCCTTCACCCTCCGGCCTGCCTTCGTGTACGGCTCCAGGAACTTCCTGAGCTTCGCAGCGTTCTTGTCACTCAGGTCGATCTCATACGACTTCCCGTCCAGAGCGAATGTGATCGTCTCGTCGGCGTCTCCCCCCGTCAGGTCGTCGAGCAGGAGAACCTGAACCTTCTGCGCCATGTCTTTCCCTGTCTGCTTAGTTGGGTTTACGTCCGAGCGGGTTGGCTTTAGTGGTGTCCCTGCACGAAAGCCTGTATCCCTTTCAGCGCCGTGTAGCGCGGATCTGTCACGGGGAGGCTGCCATATTCACTCCCCTTACTCAACTCCGTTTCAATCCCTCCACTTGCCTTCAGCCCACTTACGGCAGATCGGGGAGTAACGCCCCTGTATTGCTCGGGTAGTTGAGCGTCGAACTTTCGGCATCATCGAGGGAAGCCCAGCCTTGCCTTCCTTGGTGGATGCACCCAACTCGGGGGGCTTTACCTCCGCTATAACAGGTTGGCCAACCGGTTTTGAAGCCGAGGGGTTTATGTTCATAGTGTTCACACCCCTACTGGACCCTGTATCCCGGGACCTCTTCCACGGGCGTGAACCTCTCCGGAGTCCAGAAGCCCACGAGTTCGCCCGTGTCGACGTGGTGAACCGGCTTGCCGTAGCCACCCTCCGGTGCGTAGTGGTCCGCAGGCATGGGGGCCCACCAGACGCGGGACTGAAGTCGCAGGGTGACAACGACCTCACGCGTCTCCAGGTCGCGCAGCTCGTAGGCGCCACCCTCCGTGTAGGTCACGGAGACCTTCACGGCCTGGCTGGGGCCAGAGCTGTTCTTCCCGCCCTTGCCTCCATAGAGGAACACGGAGCTGCTGATGCAGGCACGCAACTCGGTGTCCTGCCAGACGACCCCTTCCGGATCGATGGTCACCGTCGCCCTCTGAAGGTCGGAGACCCACTCCTGCTTCCCTCCCGGCTCGGAGTTGCCGGCGGTTGCCCCACGGGCCTTCGCTCGCGACTCGGCGAAGTCGTGCGCCTCGCCATAGTCGAGCCCAAGCGCACGTCCCTGCTCCAGGTCAGTGCTGTACGGATCGGCCTCGGGCGCCTGGCCCTGGTCAGCTTCCTTCGGACCCTCAGCAGGTCGAATGCTCCCGTGCCCCGGAATCAGCGTGGTCCAGGTCGACCGCTTCGCGGGGTCGGTACCTGCCTCCCCGACGCGCACCCGGATCGCGGCAACCTTCTCCCCGTTGTGCGTGGCCCTCATGTCCTGAGGCTCAGCCAGCAGGACGCCCGTACGCGTCACCTCCCCGCCCGTCGTGGTCTTCCCGAAGGCGGTCACGTAGTCGCCTGCCTTGACCTGGGCAAGCATCGTCTTGAGGTCAGTGGACATGGTCTCTTCTCCTTACTTCCCAGCCGGAACAGGCTGGGCTGTCTTCTTACGGGGTACCGCCTTGGACGCAGCCTTCCGACGAGTTGCCGGCGGGGAGCCCGCGGGGGTGGGCTTCCTCGCGGTGGCCGTCGTCTTCTTGGCGGGGGCTGCCTTCTTGGCAGGCGCCCGACGCTTCGCAGCAGGCTTCTCGGGCTCGGGCTGAGGCTCCGCCTCGGGCTCGGGCATGACCGGGACCAGGCGGAAGACGACAGGGTTAGCCCCCGGCCTGTTCTGCCGCACCTCCACGATTTCAACGTTCGCCATGTCCTCGACTTGGTTGAGGATTTGGGCAGCCGAGTACCGCGAGGAGAGTGCACGGTAGAGCTGCGTACTCGTCATCTCCCCTCCGTACATTTCGAGCTTCTGAGTGATCTTCACGTCAAGCGGCTGAACCGTGCGGGACTTGGTCACATTGGTCTGTGAGATCAGTTGCTTCACAGAGGCCATGGAGTAGTCCACGAACGCCTTTGCAGCCTCCAGGGCCTTGATCGTGATGACGGTCTTCCGCTCAGCCGCAGTGAGAACGCAAGCCACCCTCAAGACCTGTTCGTCTGCACGCTCCATGTAGCAGGACACGTCATCGGGGAGTTCCTCCAACATGTCCTCGTACTCAGCGCTGATGTCGTCGAAACGATCAGCAGACGCGTCGGTGAACTCCATCCGGCGGGGTTCCTTCATCGCCCACTCGTAAGCCAGGCGAAGAGAGGCACTGACCCTGATCTCATCCAGCGAATTACCGGTCTTGTAGTCCCGCTTACGGAGGCGCTTGGACTTCTTCACCATCACGGGAAGAATCCGGTTGTACGTACCTCCCTGAGCTTCGGTCAGGCTGATGAACTTCGCCCAAAGCGGCGGCTGGATATGAACGTGAAACCCAAGGGCCGGTTCCTCAACCGTAGCCTCAACCCGCTTGCCGTCCTTCTTGGTGACATTCGAGATGCGGCCACCGTCCCACGAGGTCCGCAGAATCCCGCCGTACTTGGGACACCGCTTCGTCAAGAGCAGAGTGGTTTGCCACTCCTGATCAATGATCAGAGTCCGGCTGTCCGGCCCACCTTCGGACGTAAGGGAGTCCTGTTCATTCTCCCAAATCGTCTGCACAAGAGACGGGCCCGAGGAGATACCCCCCTCCTCGCGAAGGGCGAGCCACTCCCCGATGCTGTCCTTCAGAATCGCCTTAGCCGTCTTCAGGGCGAATCCCTTGCGCCCGATCCGTGACGGACCGACGAGGGCCGTCCATGTCACGACCGGGCTTCCATTCGGCTGCGTGACCTTTCCATTGATGGCCGCCGAATAGAGCGCCAGGACCGCAGCGTGAACCCCAATGGGGTCGGCCTCCGTGTGTGGCATGGCTGCCTTGACTGCGGCCCCGATGGGGCCGTGAGCCATCGCCTCATACCGCGCCTTCTCGTCCACTACTTCCCCTCTTCTGTTTTGGTTGTACGTCCACACTCAGCGTGTGAGCGTCCATGGATCGGGCTGGAAGTGTCCCTATTCCAGCCCTCACCAAAGAGGCTCAGCCCCTCTTTCGACTTGTCCGTCCCTCATAAACGATGTCGGGTGTGTTGCCTCCCCGACGAATCGTCATGGTGCCGGATGCGTCATCGAACTCAACGGGGTAACCCACGTGAGCCCATAGCCCTGCCGTCAGGTGAGCATCCGAGATGAGCCGACGAGAGCCGTTGAAGCGGTAGCACCTGAAGCCGTGCCGCTGCGTGAATTCGCGGGCCGCCGCAATGGCCCGCTCCTGCACCACGACCGGGTCAGTCTCCACTTTCCTCCGTCCCGATGGCCTCAATGCCGCCCTCGGTGGGGTCCAGGTCGTAACCCTTCTTACTCAGCAAGAGCCACACCTGATGCTTCACCAGGATTCGGCTAGCGAGCGGGTGAGCCGAGACTTCCATGGAAACGTTCTGACTCGGTCCGCCCTCGACTTCCACGGGAAACCAGACCCGGTAAATGATCCACTTCTCATCCGTGCCAGAACTCATCAGACGCGTACCTTTCTCATCTCATTTACGAATGCGCGGGCGGCCTCTCCGACCAGCGCGCGAGCCGCCTTGAGCGGACAGACGTAGACGTTGGCCGTTTCTCCCAGCTCTCCGCAGAGGTCACGGAAGGCAGCCATGCGCGTGCAGGAATCCGGGTTGCCGGCCGCAGCTCGGGCACCATCGCGAGCCCGCACCACGTCCACACTCCAGCGGTTAGACCCGCTCACCCCTTCAACCGCCCGTCTTCCGTCGGGATGATCAGGACGGGGGCGTTCGCGGGCCACGGGTCACACCAGCCACCCCAGTCCGCCAGGACGACGACCGGACCGGAATGGTCCAGCGGGCAGACACCACACCCACAGTCCGGGTCATAGGCGTAACCGCTCGCCGGATACTGGTCGTTGAAGTACAGCGAACGCCCGTCGTCCTCGAATGAGGCCAGGATCAAATCCCCGTCGCACACGTTTTCCGCCAGGGAGATGCGCGCGTGTACTTCGTCCTCCAGGATGGGAGCATGGTCCTCGTCCTGGGGATAGCGGGTCACGATGACAGGGAAGAACTGAAGGCACTTCACTTAGCGACCCTCGCCATCTTTTCCGGTACCCACGTCAGCAACCGCCTACGGGCAAAGTGGTAGGCCAGGCTCACCGTTGTTTCGCGCCGGTCCGCAGCAGCCAACACCATTTCGACGGAGTGACTGAGAGTGGAGCCTTCCGGGGTCCCCCTCATGATCTGAAGGGAGGATGCTCGATAGGTGCCGTACTCCCTAAGGGATTCGGCCTCTCTGACCGTCACCTCAAGCCCTTGCGCCTCAGGCGTCCATTGGACATCAACGCGAACGCCCATGTCCATCGTGTCCGTGCCTACGGCCACGTGTGTGTGTTCCATGCTTTCCCTTCCTGCTAGTTGCCGAGCAAAGGGCACGGACGAGTGTCCCTATCCGTCCGTGCCCCAAACTCACCGACTAGAGGACTTCGTGAGTCTTCGCCCACTCCTCGGTCAGACCGTTCTGCTTACGCCAGGCCGTCAAAGCGGCCTCACGCTCTTCAGTCGGAATGCAATCCTTGTGCCGGGGGCTCGGGACGACAGTGCCGTCCTTCCTCTTGCGCCCCCTGATGTGGCTGTAGAACTTCTCGATGACCACACACTTCGGGCCGCCCAGCTCACATTTCCAGTGGGATCGGGTGTCGCTCCCGTTGTACGGGCCCACGAGGGTCCACCCGTTGTAGAGAGCCACCGCGACCGCCTTACGGGCCGCATCCCTGTTTCGCTTGTTCGCCCCCTGTTTGAGTACGGGGGAGATAGCGGGAGTCTCGTCAGTCATTGCATTCGCCTTTCCTTGGCTCAGTGCTCGTCGCCGTGGCGACGTGCGTGAATGAGGTCAACGCCCCCGTCGACACAATGAGGGCACGGCACGGAATCCTTCTGCCGCAAATCCACCAGCGTGACCACGACCGTCCCGCTACAGGCGCCGCACTGCATGTGCCGAATCTGCGTGTAGTCGTTGAAGTCCTCGTCCACGTGCGCCGCACACAGCCCGTTTCCGGCGTGTCCGTAAGGCATGTTGCCGTGGAAGCAAACGGCGCACCGAATGCCGCCCCCCATCGCTTCCGAGCAATCCGGGTCACGGCGCGGAGGGAAACCCGTAGGGGTATTCCACAACGGCATTTCCATGACCTCACGCTTAACCTTGATGCTCGGGCACTTCCCGTCACCAGGGTTCACGTGGTGCTTGTGGTCCGGCTTGCACTCCGGCCTGAACCAAAGCCAGTACACGTCATAGGCGCGCGGGTAGCGCTTGCGCTGGGGGTCATTCCGCTTACCCCACTGAGCCCACAGATTCCACAGATCCTCAGGCGCCCCGAACACAACGCCCTTATTGGCGTGGAGCATGGACGTGCCCGCAGATTCCGACTCGATGGAACCCCACGCGAGCGTAATTGCATCCTGCTCAGAGGCCGCCAGGACCCAACGTCGCCTAAGCAT